TAGAGCACATTTTTCGGGAGGGACGGGAGTTACAATCGCGTCTGGATCAGTTGCCATAGGACAGGCAGTTGGTACAACTGACGATGTAGTCTTTAACCAAGTAACAGCAGCAGTTGTGGGTAACGCAACTTCAGCAACAACATTACAGACAGCAAGAAATATAAACGGAGTCTCCTTTAACGGAGCAGCAGATATCACACTAGACTTAGATGATATCGCAGAAGCATCATCTACACCTACAAACCTATTCTTTACTAACGAGAGAGTAGATGACAGAGTAGCAGCTCTACTTGTTGGTGGTACTGGTATCAATAAGACATATAATGATGTAGCAGACTCACTAACATTAACTGTAGACTTCACAGAGTTTACAACTGACGACGTTGTAGAAGGAACAACTGATCTATACTTTACTAATACTAGAGCAAGAGCTGCTGTATCAGTCACAGACAGTGGTGGAGATGGTAGTTTAGGCTATGATAATAGCACAGGTGTATTCACATACACAGGTCCTAGTGCTGCTGAAGTAAGAGCACATGTTTCAGTCACTGACTTAGGTGGTGACGGATCTATGTCTTATGACAGTGGAACTGGTGTTATAACTTACACAGGTCCTAGTCCTCTAGAGACTAGACAACACCTTAGTGGTAGTACAGGTGTAACTTATAACTCCGCATCAGGTGCGATTGCTATTGGACAGGCAGTTGCTACTAACTCAGACGTTACCTTTGGTGAGGTAACTATCGGTGCTAGTGGTACAAGAAACTTACTAATACAGAACACTGACAACGTAGGTACAGTAGACACAGTTGCTAATATTACATTCAAGCACAGTGGTATTGACTTTACTTCTAACAGTATCGTTGCTGATGGTAATGACCTAGGACATATAGATTTTAGAAACAATGGTGGTACAAAGGTAGCAGCATTTGGATTCAGAAAGAGAAATACACAGACAAGCAAAGTAACATTTGAAGTTGACGTAGACAACAGTGGTACACCTAACTTAGAAGTAGGTGACACTAACTTAGATCTACGTTCTACTAACATCTCACTAACTGGTGCAACAACAGTTACAGGTACCTCACTAGGAGTTACTCTTGATGATGCATCAGAGAACGCAGGTCCTGACTTTATTATACAGAGAGACAGTGCTAGTGCTGCTACCAATGACTTACTTGGTGCTATTAAGTTCCAAGGTAGAAATACAAGTAACGCTGCTGACGTAGAGTTTGCTAAGATACAATCCAAGATTCACTTTGATACAGAAGGATCTGAGAGAGGACTACTACACTTCTCACTAATAGACGCAGGTTCATCTGTCAATACAATGACCATGCGTGGATCATTAGTTGGTCTAGGTGTAGACGAACCCGCAGGTCAGTTACACGTCAAGGGTAATGATACCACTGACCAAATAATTATTGAGAACGAAACAAATAGTTCTACTACAGCACCTGACCTTGTGCTATATAAATCTGGTACTATCGGGGTTGGTCATCAGCCAGGTAGAATTGACTTCAGAGGTAGAAATGCTAACAATGATGCTAACGTTACATACGCAGGTATCTTTGCTGAAGTTACAGGTACATCAAACCTAGCAGAGAATGGAGCACTTAAATTCTATACAGTCCAAGCTGGTACACTCAGTGAGGCAGCAAGAATTACCGAAGCTGGTAACTACAAGTTACAGCAAGATAAAGGTCTTGACTTTAGTAATCAGACTGCACTTCCTGGTAAGACTTACGAAGTTCTTGATCATTATGAAGAGGGATCATACGCGGCTACGCCTGAATTTGTTAGCACGATTAGAGCTGGAATGACAACAACCTCTACTGGTTACTACACTAAGATCGGTAGATTAGTACACGTAACTGCTAAGGTTACAGTTAATATCCAAGACGCATCATTGATTGGTGGTATACTTAAGTTCCCAATTCCTTTCCAACCTGCTCTATCAGCATCTGATAATGTGGTTCAGAGAGTGAACATGGATACATCCGCAACACACTTCTTGAATACAGGACAAGCAATATTCTTAGATGACAGTAAAGATATGGTAGTAGCACACGCAGGATCACAGCAGCAGTGGATGGTATTACAGATACTAAACGCTGACTACCAGAGAGGATCAACTATCACAGCTGGTAACTGTGCCATTGGTACAGGAGCAGTCTACTTAGACTTTACATATAGAGCCGCAGCATAATGCCTTCGTCCGTCCAAGACTTCTATCTTGGTAACCCTAACCTTAAAAAGGTAGGGACTGAAATTGAATTTACCCAAGATCAAATACAAGAGTTCCTCAAGTGTAAAGAGGATCCAGTATACTTTGCGATGAATTACATCAAGATTATATCTCTTGATGAAGGTATCGTACCATTTAAGATGTGGGATTTTCAGCAAGAGCTGATTAGAAACTTCCACGAGAATAGATTTAATATAGCAAAACTTCCTAGACAGACTGGTAAGTCCACTACGTGTGTGTCTTACCTTTTACATTATGCACTGTTTAATGATAATGTAAATATAGGTATCCTAGCAAACAAACTGTCAACTGCTAGAGATTTATTAGGTAGGTTACAACTTGCCTATGAACAGCTACCACTCTGGATGCAACAGGGTATTGTAGCGTGGAACAAAGGATCAATGGAGTTAGAAAATGGATCTAAAATCTTGGCTGCGTCTACCTCTGCTAGTGCAGTCCGAGGTATGTCTTTCAACATTATTTTTTTGGATGAGTTTGCCTTTATACCTAATCACATTGCTGAACAGTTCTTTAGTTCTGTATATCCTACTATCACTTCAGGTCAATCCACGAAAGTCATAATCATATCTACCCCTAATGGTATGAACCACTTCTATAAGTTGTGGGTTGACGCACAAAAAGGTAGGAACGGATACATTTGGACTGAGGTACACTGGTCAAAAGTACCTGGCAGAGATGCTGCATGGAAAGAAACGACCATAGCAAACACTTCCGTAAGACAGTTTACTCAAGAGTTTGACTGTGAGTTCTTAGGATCTGTTGACACATTAATCAACGCAGCGAAGCTCCGTGTACTCACATATGATGATCCAATACACACCAATGGGTCACTAGATGTATATGAAAACCCTAAACCTGACACGGATTACATAGTCACATGTGATATATCCCGTGGTTTAGCACAGGATTATAGTGCCTTTGTAGTGATAGACATATCACAAGCTCCTTGGAAGTTGGTAGCAAAGTATAGAGATCATGAGATCAGACCTATGCTATTACCTAATGTCATCGCTGATGTGGCAAAAGCATACAACTATGCATACGTATTAATAGAAGTAAATGATATAGGAGAGGCAGTAGCATCACAGTTACACTATGACGTAGAGTATGAGAATGTACTCATGTGTGCTATGCGAGGTAGAGCAGGTCAAATAGTTGGTACAGGATTCTCAGGTGGTAAGACACAGATGGGTGTCAAGATGAGTAAGACTGTGAAAGCACAGGGATGCTCAAACCTCAAGACATTGATAGAGGACGATAAGTTAATTGTAAACGATTATCACATAGTATCTGAACTGACTACATTCATACAAAACAAGCAATCATTTGAGGCAGACGAAGGGTATCATGATGACCTTGTTATGTGTATGGTTATCTTCGCATGGTTGGTACAACAGGAGTATTTCAAAGAGCTCACTGACCAAGACATCCGTCGTCGTATCTACATGGAGCAGAAGAATCAGATAGAACAGGACATGGCACCATTTGGTTTCATTCTTAATGGTGTAGATGATGAAGAGACTGTTGTAGATGAGAAAGGAGATGTGTGGTCACTTGAGATGGATGGTAGTGACAGGGATACCTCAAAATGGAACGCAGACGAGTATGGTGACGTTTCATATATGTGGGACTATCGGTAGAAAAGCTACTTTCTCTAAATATTATTAGACAAATTGAAATTATTCATCAGGAGTACCAAGCATGGCTAGCACACTTCTCTCACCAGGAGTAGTGATTCAGGAAAGGGATTTGACCCTTGGATCCATTGAGACTGTAGAAGTAAACGTAGGAGCAATAGCTGGAGCTTTCGCAAAAGGACCAGTTAATAAACCCGTTAGAATCTCATCAGAATCAGAATTACTATCTACATTCGGTGAACCAAATGACAGCAACTATGAGGCATGGTTCGCAGCAAGTTCATTCCTCGCATACGGTGGAGTACTTGATGTAGTACGAGCTAGTGGTGGGTCACTTAAGACAGCAAACGTTGGTGGAGTATCACTTACAATCAACAGCGTAGAAGATTACGAAGGTAACTACTACGATGGAACAGCAGCGTGGGACTACGCTTCCAAATCTATTGGTGCTGGAGGAAACTCAATCAAGGTTGTAGCGATTGACGTAGGTGCTAATCAAAGACTTACTCTATCAGGATCATTCGTTGACGCAGTAGTTGCTGGAGACACAATTACAAACGGTGCTGGTACTAAATCTGCTTACGTACATTACATTAGTGGTACTACAGTAGACATCATTTGGATTTCAGGTGGTGCTTGGACAACATCAGATGTAGCAGATGACGGATCTAACCCAGATCTAACAGTCGTATCTGCTGTACACTGGTATGATGCTCAGACAATTACATCAACATTAAACTGGAACCAAGTTGCTCCTCAACCTGGTACTTCCGCATACGTCGCAGAACGTGGTGGATCTAACGATGAGATGCACATCGTCGTCGTTGACGTTGACGGTGGTGTAACAGGAACACCTAACACTGTTCTTGAGAAATTCCTATATGTTTCTAAAGCATCTGACGGTAAGTCTGCTGAAGGTTCTTTAGTATACTATCCAGAGGTTATTCTTAATCAGTCTAACTACATCTACTGGGGTTCTCATGATAACGAGGCAATCTGGGATGTATCTGGTAATACATTCGCTAACGCTTCTAACTTTGGAGGCAGTTCAGCAACAGCATTCGATGTTCTTGGTGAGAAAGAATATACAATGTCTGGTGGTGTAGATGACTTTACACTCACACAAGCAGAAATCATCGCTGGTTACGATTATTTCGCAGACACAGAGACAGTACAAATCGACTACCTAATCATGGGTGGCGGTGGTGCTACTGAAACTGAGTCTAAAGCTAAAGCAAACAAACTAATAAGTATAGCAGGTTTAAGAAAAGACTGTGTAGCGTTTATCTCTCCAGATAAATCAAACGTAGTTGGAGTTAGCAGCAGTGCTACTCAGACATCTAACATAGTTGACTTCTTTGATACCTTTGCTTCAAGTTCTTACGTAGTCTTTGATAGCGGTTGGAAGTATCTTTATGACCGCTTCTCTGACAAGTATAGATGGGTTCCATGTAACGGTGACACCGCTGGCTTATGTGCTAGCACCACTGCTAACGGAGATCCATGGTTCTCACCAGCTGGTTTAAACCGTGGTGGAATCAA